CCACTTGCGCACATCGCGCTTTTCAACGAGATCATCGGCATCTCTGATTTCGTCCGACGGTACAAAGACTTCGTATCCGTCCGGGCATGCAATCACTTTAATGTTCTCTACGCATACCGGCTCGTCGAAGTGTCTGCTGTCAAATACTTTGCCATCCTTGATGGTCAGCAGGCCGGCCTCCTGGAATTCTCTGACTGTGGTCTTGCCGCCATCAGTTTCTGTTTCTTTCTCAAGGACTTCAGAATATGCCAGGAATGCTTTGTCCGCAACATTGCCTACGTACTTCGGTACTGGAAAGTCCTTGCACAGCTCTACAAAACGGTCTCTGGATAACTGGTAGGACATTACATCCACATGTCCATTCTCAGTCTTATTGCAGGCTAAAATCAGGTGATCCGGCTGTGTTGCCAGGATACTGTCTACCACGATTGTACCCTGCTCACAGATCGGCGTTCCGTTTTTCACGATTTTGCCATTGGATACACCGTATCCTTCCGGTACCGGGTAGGGCTCTGGATCGCTGACCAAGCGAAATGCCAAAGCGTTTTTTTCAGTAATGAACACACAGTCCTCACCGAGTTCCTCGTCACAGCCAAACGGAGTGCCCGGATTGTCCGGATTGTCGCATAACTTATATGCGGTACCAACCTGGTTGCCATCCTGAACGGACACGTTGGTTACCTTATAATACTTGCCATCTACCTTGTTTGCGACAATGATTCCAGTTCTCATTCTGTTGATTCTCATATTGTTTTCTCCTTTTTTGATGTATTTGGCACATCGGCGCATGATTTACGCAAAGGAAAGCATTTTTTTGTGTGACAGCTTGCTTTTCTCAGTGCCTTAATAATTGTTACGTTGTAATTATGGTGCCGGATGCATTCGCAAAACGATGGAGCGCGTCGGGTGCTAACCCAGCTCCAAAATACCGGGTGCCGTCAAGAAATGCAAACCCATCAATATAAGGTGCGATTTGGTTCTACTAGATTTACCCTAAATGCTCGAACAGTTTACAGCTCTCCTTATTTTGCATAAAAAAGAGACCATTATGAGGTCTCTTTTTCTGTCGTCACGCATGATTTATCACTTTATATTCGTTTCTTTTAAATCACACACATATAACTTAATTCCAACAGGCTTTTTATATATGTTCCTCCATTCTTCTGACGAAATCATCGTTTCATTGTATTTAAAATTATTTCTGAAAAATATTTTCTCTGTTCTTCTAAAGAACCATACTGTTTCCAATCAAAATAACCCGCATTTTTATCTGTTAAAATTTCTTGATTTGCAACTACTTTTAATCTATGTTCTATTTCTTTAATAGTCGGAAATAATTCTGTGTCATCATTGGTATAAAACAAATACATGTAACCTCTTGATTTTTTTACACCACTTGTATTACCAATAATAATTGCTCTAAATCCAGCATCATTTTCAACTGTAATTTCTGACTCTCCAAGGTCATTATTCCATATGACATTGAAAAGTTTATATGCTTCATTTTGCTTTAATTCCTTATATGCACTCTTTATCTTTCTTGCTAATTCTAAATAGGTCATATCTTTCCTCCATTCTTCCAATGAAACTCTTGTTTCATTCCACGGTTACAATATAGCCACGATCTTTTGTTGATTTACTTACAAGTGTTTTGAACTCGTAATTGTCATTGCTAAAAGTCAGTGTATACTGATGTTCACCTTTGATAATGTCAATCAGGTAATCATATCCCTGTAACTTTGCAATCTCCGGGCTGGTCACATGAAACTGTTTTGCTAATACAAGTAATTCCATATCATTTTTGATCACCCAGTCATGTGCAATATAACTCCAGGAAGCACAAATATCTCCGTTCATCCGAAAACTTGCTCCTTTTCCCCAGAGAATAAACCACATACGCATATTACGTTTTTCAACAATGCTCTCGCAATCCGTATCGTCTATATCCTCATCAGACGGAACAAAAATTGCATACTCATTATTGCTGTATTCGACATTCTCTGTATTTACGATTTTGATAGCATCCATAGTGATCGGGCATCCAAATGGGGTCTTTTTAATCACCTTTCCGGCTCTAATAGTAAATATACCAGCTTCGGTGAAATATCTGACAATCTTTTTTTCACTATTCTTTTCTTCCTCGGCTTCAGAAATGCACTGATAAGCCATGATCATATCTCCATTTGCAGCCTCGATGCATTTGAATGTCGCACTCTTTACCAATGTTGCAAACTTTACAAAACGGTCCATGGAAACTTGGTATGACATGATGTCCACGAAATCATTTGTTGTACTATTGCAAACCAGAAACAGATAATCCGGCTGTGTCGCAAGAATATTTTTTACAATAACAGATCCCTGTTCGCATACCGGTTTGCCATCTTTCATCAGTTTGCCGCCAGTAACATTATATCCTTCTGGTACCGGATACGGTTCCGGGTCATCTACTAAACAAAATGCCAGTACATTTTTGTCAGTAATGGATATACGTTCTTCACCAAATGCATCCTCATCAAGCAACTCAATAGCAGCCCCGATTTTCATATTATCTTTTATGGACACATTGGTTATCTTATAGTATTTTCCATTGATTTTACTCATTACTACGACGCCGATTCTTATATTATTACTTTTCATATTTTCTCTCCTTTTTAATGCATTTTGATGCGCTCCGTTTTTCCAAAATCACTTAGAATAATTTCACTGCATTTTCTGGTTTGCCTAAGATCGATGATCCGTTGGTTGGATGACCCACGAAATCGCAGGGTAATATCTTTGTGTTCTATCTGAAATCTGCCATCGACAAGGACATCGGCCATCGCCAGGATTGTTTCTGTATCGTCACAGTGACAACGAACATTCTCTGGATTTATCAATTCTTCGTATGTATATCCTGAATAAATCCATATCGTTTTCTCCGGAAGTTCTTTCTTAATGCGTTCCATAAACGGACGTAATGCTTTCTGGTTTACAACTTCCATCGGCTCTCCACCGAGAAACGTAAATCCGTCAATGTAAGATGCAGCGCTGTCCCTGATCAATTTGTCCTGAATGCTTTGATCAAATGGCTTACCATACTGAAAATCCCATGCAATTTCATTGAAGCAGCCTTTACAATGGTGTGTACATCCGGAAACAAAGATGGATGTACGGCAGCCAGGTCCGTTTGCAATGTCACATGTGAATATCTGTGCATAATTCATGATTTGAAGGGCGCCGGAATGATATAAATCAAACCGGTGCCCGTTTCCTCCTTTCTGTTCCCTCATTGCTTCTATGAAGAACTGTTATAAGAACTGAATCATTGTACATTTACAATTTCATTTTCCCCGATCGACACATGCAGGATTCTTTGAGAAATTTCCTCCGTTCTTCCAGCGTTCCACCACTGAGTTCCGATGTATCCGCAGGTACGGCGGGCAACGGACATCTTATTCTGATCGCGATTTCCGCAGTTCGGGCATTCCCACACCAGCTTTCCGGAGTCATCTTTTACGACTTTGATCTCGCCATCATATCCGCAGCATTCGCAATAGTCGCTCTTGGTATTCAGCTCTGCGTACATGATGTTTTCGTAGATGAACTGCATAATGGACAACACCGCCGGGATATTATCCTGCATATCCGGCACTTCCACATAACTGATTGCTCCGCCTGGGGAAAGCTTCTGGAATTCGGACTCGAATTTCAGTTTGCTGAATGCATCAATCTTCTCACGTACGTTGACGTGATAGCTGTTTGTAATGTAGTTGTGATCCGTCACATCCTTGATGATACCGAAACGCTTCTGCAGGGCCTTTGCGAACTTATAAGTCGTGGACTCCAGTGGTGTACCGTACACGGAATATCCGATGTTTTCCACAGCACGCCATTCCGCACACTTGTCGTTCAGTTTCTGCATAACGGACAACGCAAACGGTTTTGCTTCTTCATCCGTATGGCTCTTTCCAGTCATATACATACACATTTCATACAGGCCGGCATAGCCAAGGGAAATCGTGGAGTAGCCGCCATACAGAAGCTTGTCAATAGGCTCCCCTTTCTTCAACCTTGATAAAGCACCAAACTGCCAGAGAATCGGCGCCACATCGGAAGGTGTACCAAGTAATCTCTCGTGCCGGCAACGCAGTGCCTTGTGGCATAGTTCCAGACGTTCATCCAGAATTTTCCAGAACTTGTCCATATCTTTTCCAGAGCTTAAAGCAACGTCTACCAGGTTGATGGTGACAACTCCCTGATTGAAACGACCATAGAATTTCATGCTTCCGTCTTCATTCCGGATGTCTTTTTCCGCAGTTAGGAAAGAACGGCAGCCCATGCAGGTATAAACAGCTCCTTTCATCTCCTTCATGATCTTTGCAGAAATATAGTCAGGAACCATGCGTTTAGCTGTGCAACGTGCCGCCTGTTTAGTCAGATACCAGTATTTGGAATCTTCTGTGATATTGTCCTCATCCAGGACATAGATCAGTTTTGGGAATGCCGGTGTAATCCAGACGCCCTTTTCATTTTTCACGCCCTGGTAACGCTGTTTCAGTACCTCTTCGATCAGCATAGCCAGATCATCTCTCTGACGTCCTTCCGGGACTTCATCCAGGTACATGAACATGGTGACAAAAGGTGCCTGACCGTTGCATGTCATTAGAGTAATCAGCTGGTACTGGATCGTCTGGATGCCCTTTGTGATTTCATCTTTCAGACGCATTGCGACAACGGCTTCCTGCTGTTCTTTGTTCAATATAACGCCGGTTACTTCCATTTCAGCCGCGAGATGTTTACGAATTTTCTGGCGTGATACTTCCACAAATGGTACCAGATGCGCCAGGGAAAATGACTGCCCCCCGTACTGGTTGCTGGCAACCTGCGCAATGATCTGTGTGGTAATGTTGCAGGCAGTGTGAAAGCTGTGTGGTTTCTCAATCAGGGTGTCGGAGATCACTGTGCCGTTCTGAAGCATGTCTTCCAGGTTTACCAGGTCGCAGTTATGCTCCTTCTGCGCGAAGTAATCGGAATCATGAAAATGAATGATGCCGGCTTTATGCGCATCCACCACTTCTTTTGGCAGCAAAATACGATCAGATAAATCACGACTTACCTCACCAGCCATGTAATCACGCTGGGTTGAGTTGATAATCGGATTTTTATTCGAGTTTTCCTGTTTCACTTCCTCATTTTCACAGTTAATAAGGCTTAGAATTTTATCATCGGTCGTATTTGCCCGACGGATCATCGCCCGTTTTTCGCGATACTTTTCATACTTCATTGCCACTACTGGTGCATGTTTCATCAATGCAAAAACCACCATGTCCTGAATGTCTTCCACATGGACAACACTGATGCGCGCCATGACCGCTTCTTCCACATCCTGAGCAATTGCTTCGATGTAGATCGGTTTTAATCTGGCTTCCTCGTTAACTGTTTCATTTGCTTTCGTGATCGCAGTTACGATCTTCTGGCGGTCAAATGGAACTTCCATGCCGTTTCTTTTGATAATGTTCATAAAATGCTCCTTTCCTTAGCTTTACGGAAGGAAAGGAAAACCATGTGCGATTTACGGTTTCCCTCCATTCCTTGTATATATGTTCGGCTTAATTATGGTGGTGGATGATGGGTCAAATTCCGCACTGACACAAAACAGCCGGCTCGTAAAAGAGCCGGCCATTGTTGTTCTACATATCCTTATTATTAGATCAACCAAGATGTTCCAGGCGTTCTGCAAGATTGTTTAATCCAGACAGAACTTTAAAGATATCATGATATTCCGTGTTTTTATCACTCCAGTTACTTGCCTTGGATTCTTCCGGAAAAACTTCATTCAACCATTCATCAATTTTATCAGCATACATACGGAAAAACGGAATGAGTTCATCCGTGGTAAACATTGGAAGACCATCGTGTGTATCCCGGCAGATCCGATACATCGGAATTACCTGGTCTGCAAACCCACGTTTTTCTTCGTATATTGCCAGCGCAAACGCAAGACTCCACTGCGATACATCTTCTTTCCGATTGGATGTTTTCATCACAGCATCCTGAACAGCATATAACGCATCACATCGGTATAAAATTTTAACTGGGATATTCAGCACATGGGATGCTTCCATGATTGTTGCCTGCACATAATGTATGCATGTATTCAGCACATCCGCTGCCAGATACGATGTCCACCAGTGTCGCCTGTCCTCTTCAAACATAGCTTCCACAACCTGCAGGGCATCGCAGAGCTTCGGCGTCATTGTGGTTACGGTAAACATATGTTTCTTCATTTCGTAAGCGTCCATATCGAACCCGGTATCAAGAATCTCCATTCTTCAAGGCTCCTTTCTTCTTTTGCAATTATTTTTTTAGTTTGCACGTGTAATGTATCGTTGTACTTATAGCATATCACAGCAACTCAGAATCGTCCGTTATGCAAACACTGCGGATATTTAAAAACTTGATAATCGAGTAGGAGGCGGTGGCTAACCGCCGTCCTCTCACAGCACCGTACGTACCGTTCGGTATACGGCGCTTTCAATAGTTGACGTGCACAGACTGGTAGGCTGTGGCTAAATCATAATAGCCACTGTTTATCAGTCTTTCTTTATTCAGCGCCCAAATCACAGCTTTGTTATTACTGATATACCAATACTTTCTGCGACTGTTTGCTATTGTTGCCGCATAGTGTTCTGGAATTCCCAGCTTGACTAGATTTTTATATTTCGTTCTAGGTTTCTTCCACTGTTTCCATATACACATACGTATTCTGTGATAGAGCCATCCGTTAATGTCATCTATGTTGTTCTTC